CCCAAGCAGTGTTTTCAGCTCATTCGTTGCGTCGTCACGAATAAATTCGTACTTGAACGTGAATTTCCACAAAGGGGAAACCATATAAGCTGCGCGCACCTCAAATCCAGATACGGCGGCGTTAATCTTGGTATTGAAACGAGGGGAAACTTGCGTCTCCATCGTCAACCCGGGCAATGCTGGAAAAATTGACTGTCCCATAATTATTTAGGGAAAGTGAAGTTGCGATTAAGGTCGGTCAAAGCCTTTTGTAAAGCGCCGCCTTTTTGCAGTGATCGCAGTACGTCCTGAGTGTCTGTTGCGCTGATATGGATGGTATGGCCGCCTCCAGCTCCAAAGTTACCGCCGCCGGTAACCATATTGCGCAACGGCTCGGCGATATGGGCGGGCAAGATGGTTTCGTCTTTATGAACCAGATTCAGACGATCAGCAGGAACTTGCCATTCGCCGCCCGCCGATGAGGCGATTTTCCCGGCTACGCCAGCCACTACACCGAACGCAGCACCCGCCATCATAGGTGCCATCACGGGGCCGACTACAGGGATTGCAGCAATGGATTTATACACGTTCGCCATGGTTTCCCAGGCTGAATTTAATATGCTTTTGATCGAGGTCATGCCGCCAACAGCCATTGATTCTGTCGCGCTTGCCGTTTCAGCTGCACCGCGCGCAGTGGTTCCGGCAACGGTTGCGGTGGTCATAGTCAGTTCATTCGCAACCCAGGTCGTAGCTTTCTTGACACCCATCTTGATAAATTCGGCCAGTATTGCCTGACCTATGTTTGCCATGGACTTCTGGAAAGTTTGCGTACCCTGAATCATCCCGTTTAGTGATTGTTCAAATGCGCCGGATACAGCTCCAAGCATGGTATCCCATGACTTTTTAACAGCCAACACTCGCTGCGTATCTAGCTTTCCCATATCGGCATCATGCTTTTCTTGCATTTTTGCCAACTCATCAAGCGACTGTTGCTGCGCCACTTGGTCATCCTTGAGTAGCGCAATTTTGTCCTGCTGCGCCAGGACTTCAATCTGGAATTTTTTCTCTTCCAAAGCTTTCAATGCAGCAATTTCCTCTTGATCTGAAATCTGTCCGAGGTTTTTCATCATGGCTAATCGATCGCGCTCCATGCTGATCTCGGATAGCTGATGATCTCTGGTGCGCTGGATCTTCATCGCCTCAAGCTTTTCTTGTTCTTTATTCCATTCTTCAGCGGTTTTCTGCACTTCTTTTATTGCAGCCATATACTCGCGTGACTCATACCCGTAGGTTTCGCCGACGCGCGTTGCCACCTGCGCTGCAAGATCAATGCGCTTTAGGCTTCCAGCCTTGGCAGCAGACTCTTCGGCTTTTAGGCCATCCATTTCATCGGTAAATTTTTGCACGGCGAGCGTCTTATGAATGGCAAACAGCTCGTGCTTAACTGCAATCTCTTCTTTTGCATTACCTTTTGCGGCAAGTAATTTCTGTTGCCAAAACGCTTCATCTTCTGCCAAAGAATTTTTGAAGAACTGCCCTTCAATTTCCTTTCGAGCCTCCAACTCTGCTTTCCATTCAGGCATTTTCGATTCCGCTTTTTTCTTTTTCTCTGCGCCGCCGTCAGAGCTTTCGCCGCCGCTTTTTTTAGTGGTTGCAGTAGGTGCAGCAAATAGATTTATCATCTTGTCGCGGTTGGCCTCAGCCTTCGCCGTTATCCGGTCCAGCGCCTCGCCAAAATTATCAGCAATCGCATCGCCGCCCGTTTTCCAGGCAGCTTTCGCGCCTTCAAAATCAAACTCAAGTGCCTTGCTGGCGGAGTCGGCAAATCGCATCAATTGAATAACAGCAGTCTGAACAAATACCTTAATCACTTCCCATACGATCTCAACCGCCATTTTCAGGCCGTAGAAAACAGCTGCAAGACCGCCAATTGCGCCCTTCATAACAAGCACGGCTTGCGGGCCATAATCAGAAAACCAGTTTCCCAAGTCGGTTAGAATTGGAATAAGCGCATCACCAATTGACTTTTTAAGCGCGCTTAAAACATCCCCAACATCATTCATAGATGCTTTATAGGCAATTGTTGCGGCAACATTCTCCTTGCCAACAACAAGGCCTAGTTCATCGCATTTTTTACGAGCATCGTCCATGCCTGCTGTCGTGAGTTTCAGAATCCCTTGAACTTCCGCCCACTGTTTGCCATAAATTTTCTGGCCTTCTATGTTTCGGTCGATGCCTTCTTTAAAAGTCAAAAGGTGCGCATTGGTATCAAGCATAATATCCAAAGAGCTGCGAAAATTACCGTTCTGGTCGCGGGTTGCAACGCCCAAATCTTTGAATGCCTTTTCGTTGGTGCCTAGTGTTTTTGTCAGCTTCTGGTTGGCTGCCAGCATCGTATCTGTTTCAACATACACATCGCCTAGGGCGACATTCAAGACAGATGCTTCAGTTGCCGTAATACCGAGCTGCTTACCCAGTTTCATCGCCTCGCCGGTGAGCTTATTGCTCTCATCGATGCCGGACTTAAAAGCCGCACCGCCGGCCAATACAGCAGTAAAAGCGCCGAGCATTTTATTGACGCTTGCAAAACTATCAGTCAGCTTAGAAAAGTGAGAGCTCATTTGCTCGGTCGCGGCTTTTGTACTGGAAGCCATGTTGTAACTGGCCTCCCGGATGGTTTCCTGAATGCGCTGACCAGCCTTTTCGGCAGCGCTGCCTACTTTTGCAAATTCAGCTTCAGCCTGCGATCCATCTGCGCCAATTTTCAGCTCTACATCTTTATCTGACATGATCTTCCTTTACTTAGTCCCGAACATTGAAAGTAACTGTTCGATATCGTCTTTGCTATTGGCTTTATCTTTTGGCTTGATATCAAAATAGGCAGCAACCATCCATTGCAAAGGTGGGTGATCTGACCAGTATTTATTCAAAGATTCCATGCGGGGAATGTCGACATTTTCAAGCACGTAGTCCCATGTCCACCCGGTGCTAGAGCAGACATAGGCCACGAGCTCATCCCAATCTAATTCCCCGGAATCTCCCCCGATTCGATTGCCTTGCGCCTCAAACCAGAAACATCCATGACCGACTGAAATACTTCGGCCATATTCCCAACATCGATTAAATCGGCAACCCGCTCACGCGTGATATCCGGGTAATTGCGGCGCAGTGCTGCATAGGCGGAATCAATAACCGTGCCGACCTGCTTGCCATCAGTCACATCGCCAGTAAATGCACCGACTCGATCTTGAAGCTGCTCAAGAGCACCGAGCGCGATAGGAGGGATCACGAGCGATTCACCGCCGAAATCAAATAAAATTCCTTTGATCTTAGCCATGATTATTCAGACATCGCAATGGTCATCGGGCTAGTGCCGTTCGGGCCAAAGGCGGTAAAGTCAAACTCAGGAATGGTGTAGTCATCCATTTTTGTCGCAATTGAAAACTTATTGGATACGCAGGCGGGAAGAGAAATCACCAGGGATTTACCTTCATACGGGACGTAGATTTCAGCGCGGAAAGTCGGCGTTGAACCCATAAGCGGATTGGCAACAACGATTTTTTGTGCTGTGGTACTGGCTGCTGTGTATTGGCAAGCGATAAATACTGTCTTTCCTGTATCGGCAGCGGCAAACAGGTATGCGCCGGCGGATACTGAATACTGCCCGGTTGCAGGAGCTGACGGGACGCGTGAATAAGGTCGGCCATTGATATCAGTCACGCCAAGATCGGTTGCCCATACACCAGAATTTGGCAGCACTGGCGTCACCGTGAATGGGGTTGCTGGTATTACGGCACCAACCAGATCGTCATAGTTGCTCAAAATTCCGGCTGTTGCGGTCATTCCGAAAAACAGATTATTAAGTGTTGCGCCATTCATCACAGCTTTTTTAGCCTTGCCTGTGATCTTTCCTTTACCGCGAGCAACATCGAGTGCGAATTGCTGCTGACCGTACAATTCCTTGATATCGAAACTAATATCCAGCGAGACATCTTGCAATCCACCAAATTGAATCGGTGTTGGATTAGCAACCGCATTGCCGTTTACATCGGTGACAGGAATGCCAAAAAGTGCGCCTGAGCCAAATAAATACATTGTGAACCTCCAATAAAAAAGCCCGCATTAGGCGGGCTTAGATGAGAAAAGAAACTGATTACGCCTGTGCGTTATCTACTGGAATCTGAATTTCAGCAGTAGCTACGGGTATTTTTGTTACTGAAACTGGAATCGGATCTGGATTAACGCCTTCACTCGGCTGCAATTCAAACCCGATAGGCGTCAACAGCGTGTGATAATTGTCATTTGGCACGGTAATACAACCTGTTGAATCAGTATCGAATTGTTCTCCGCCGATATTAATTCCAACGCCATCTGGTGATTTGTATTTAGGCATGATTGCTCCTATAGCTGATTGGTTTGACTGCGATACTGCACGTGATAAGTTTGTGTGAGAACGCCAGCTGTTTGATCTGCCTCGTGAGGTTCCCATTTTGCTGTTGTCCGGCGAATTTTTGAACAAAGCGCCGTGAGCGGTAAATCACTCAGTAGCAGTGTATGCGCAGCAATAATGATCGGATCAGCAAGGCTATCCCAAACATCACCGCGCACAATGACTTCCACATGCACGTTTAGCCGGGACATTTCCATTGATGCGCTGATAGGTAGCGTCTCCTCGTCTCCAGGCTTCACAACGACAGCGGGTAGCTCATCACGCGAAAACGCCTGTTCGCGTGACCGATATACCGGGATTGCATTGGGCAACATACCGCTCAATGCGGCCGACATGCGCGCCACGATCTGTTCACGGTTGCTATTCATAACCTGCTCATCTTAATTGCGCTGAATACACCGTCATCCAGCTTGTTTGCAGGTCCTCTTGCGGTGTATGAGATACCCGATACCAATACAGCATCGCCATTCAGAAAGGTCACGTCACCAGTACGGAAGGTGAGGCTGTATTCGCTGCTTTGGATCGACACACCGCCCAGGTCAAAAGTTTGGTCTGGCATATCAAGCAGCCCAGTAAAATTGATTGCTCCTTTGCTGCAAGGAACTCCAAAATCATCCAGAAAGTTATCGGGGGTCTCAAAAAACATTTATGCAGCCTCTACTGAAGGCGCTTCTGCGATAACTTCGGGTGCAGGTGCTGCCGGAACGCTCGCGGATACGGCAGAATCAGCAGCTTCGAGCAGATGCAATTGATCACCAACCTCTTCAGGTAAACTGACGGTTTCGCCTTCAGAACAAACAATGTCCTGCCCTACCTCGTTTTGCGTATGGTAGACAAAGCCGGGGCGCACGATGTAATTTTTAATTGACATATTGACTCCTTGAAAATAATAAAGGGCGCCAGATTCAGCGCCCTAACCAGCTTGCGATTAAGACGTCAGTGCGTCTGAGATAGTCGCGAAGGAAGCAGCATGACGCACTCCGATATCACACGACTGCATGGCACGCAGCAGAACGCCGCCTTGCGGGAAAAGCGTTGCGTCATACGGGTTAGGCATAATTTCCAGAACGCCCCACTCGCCGATAATCAGTTCTGACCAGTTACCCATGAACACTTCCGAGCAAATACCTGCCGAAGTTCCCTTGGTAAGATTGCCGCGCGCCTGGTTGGATCGTGCAACGGTATAACCGTTGATTTCACCAGGTGTCGCACCGCGACCGCCATTTGGCTGATTTGTCCACAGGTATTGACCGGTAGTGGATTTCAATCCTTTGAGCCAGCCGACCGATTTTGCATTTGCCAGGTAAGCCATATTGTCGACATCCGCATTGGCTGTTGCGATTGCTGTTTCCAGCGCGATCAGGTGATCAATAGTGAGCTGCGCACCGTTGGTGCCCGCCACGACTGATCCGATACCAGCGGTATTTGCGATACCTAATGGCTGATTGCTTGATCCCAAACCTGATAATGCAGCCAGATCGATGCCAAGCGCCAGTTGCGCGATCAGATCTGCTCGGGCAATCATTTCTACATCCGGGGTAGATTGCATCAACATCGAGCGAGTGATAGCGGACTTCGTTCCAATACTCTTGAAGCTCAAAGCCAATTGATCAAAAGTCGCTTCTGATTCAGCGACTGCGCCCGTCTCGGCAACCCAGTAAGTGCTACCTGCACCAGTCTGGCGTGGAATTACCACGTTTCCAGTAAGGCCGCTCAGTACGGTAGCGCCCAACTGCAGTACACGCGCCTTGTTACGCAGCACTTCGATAAAGCTACCAGTGAGTAGG